TTTGCCTGGGACCCTGTTTTTGCCTTTGAACCGTTCCGGGAGCGCCGCGGTGCCGGGGAACTGCTAATGCGGCTCTCTGCCGACGACGTTATCGTGACGCAAAGCCCGCGGTCCGTTGCCAATAGCACCAAGGAACTGGAGTCGTTAGTACGCGATCTTTTGGTGGCTGGCGTAGCTGTCCACTTTCTGCATGATTGGCGCGGAACCGATAATCCCCGCCTGCGATGGGACCGCGAACGACATGCGAGACACCGCGCATGGCAGCAACTCGCGGCCCCTTTCGGCTGGCGATGGAACTCGCTACACCAACTTGTTCCGGATCTTGAAGAACGCCGCGTGCTTTTGTATTTGGGAATCATGTGGGGCAACGACGAAGTGCCATGGGGAGCTATCGAGCTGTCCCTGCAAAACGATCCGCTGGCGGATTTACTTAGCATCGACCTATTGCCTCGCCTCAAAGACAAACACTCGCTTTGCGTTCGGGCGCAGTCCCTGATCGAACGCGACTTCGACATCATCACGCAAGCGGATTTATTTCCTTGGGTTGACCGTATTTCGCAATTACCCGTTCGCGCAATTCAGGGCGAATCTTCTGTGGAGCTTTCCTATAACGCTCCGCCAGCGCCGGATCGCGAGCTAATTCCTCCTGAATTGATTCCTGAATCAGATCATCTGCCAGCGGAATGGGATCTGGTGGCCCAGTATCGTGACCTCCATAAGCTACTCCTCCCGTCGCTGTATAATTCCGTTCCCGACATACCGTCAGAACATCATCCGTCGTGCTGACCCATGCCCCTGGATCGTCATAGCGACCGAGCCCGGAGACGTAATACTTGCCCTGCGTGCTGATGCCGGCCGCCCTGGCTTGCTCGAAAACCTGATCCTGAAACGTCCCCGCCATGTTCTCCATGTTCTGGCGGTAATGCTGGTTGAACGCCCGGTCGGAACGGGTCATCATCGCGCCGCGGCGGCAAGCTGTCATGGACGCCCACCTGTGCTCGACACCTTGATCGCGCAGATGCAGGTAGACGCCAAGTTTGGTCAGGTCGCTTTCCAGTTCGTGGTCCAGGTCGTCCCGGAAGCGGGCGAGAATTGACCCGTACGCCGGCCGGCTCCAGAACGCCTGGGCCACGATCCGATCCTGTTTTCTAACGTGAGGGTTCATTTGGATTCCTCGGCTGCGGGAAATGCTTCTCTCACTTTCGCAAGGTATTCCGGGTCATCCACCGAATTGGCCCGTCTCACGAAATCACACAACTGCCCAAGAAGTTCCTGGTTTCCAGGACTAAAGTTTCTGCCATTCGCCTCATTATATAAACGGCGAAGGTCGTTCTCGCTGACCCGGGTGTCCTTCCTCCAGCCCGGAACTTCCATTCTTTTTTTCTCGTGACCATTTTCCTTTTTTTCGTACGAAGGCGCATACTCAATCGCAAAGTCAATACACTTCGCGATCGCATTAAGATCATGCCTGCTAAGCTCTTTTTCAAGCAACAGGCGATTCTTCAGTGTCTCAAGATGATCCCTATGAACTGGGTACGCTGGTGGCAAGATAGCTTCAAGAGTAGATGTCATTGTTTTTCTCCTACTGTTTGGGTTTCTGTGAGGGTTTCTGTGAGGGTTTCTGTTGACGCATCACCTGCCGTTTCACCGCGCCTTCCTCGCGGGCTTGGTCCATCTCCTGATCGTGTACCTCTTCGTCCTGCCTCATCTCCTGGACGTGACCGGCTGCATCGAACCGCATGCCCTGGGCCTGTTCGGCGGCTTTCATGTGCATGTCCAGTACGGACTCCTGGGCCTTGGCCGCTTGGTCGGCTTGTGCGCCCTGAAGTTTAACTGCCTGTTCGGCCTGCTTGCCCTGGACACCGATGGCTGTCTCCGCCTGTTTGGCTTGAAGTTGGGCCTGCAGTTCAGCCGTTTTCCTTTCCATGTCGAACCGCATCTGCTCCAACTTCATTTCGTGCTCTTGCATCTTCATCTGCATGTCTTGCTGCTTGGCCATTGCCTCTTGCTCGGCCTGCTGTTCTTCAGGCGTAGGACCTTCCTGTGGCTCGGGCTCCGGTAGCAGGTACCGCTCCGGCTTCTGAATGTCAACCGCTTCGCACAAGTCTTGCATGAACGCATTCCACGGGCCTACCTGCCCCTGCGTGGCGTACTCCTGATAGACGGGCAATACGTACTGGGAGATATCCGTCATCGCCCGCAGCCGCTGGTGCTTGTTCGGCTTGCGTGACGAGTTGTTCGCCAGGCGGTACGAATAGTCGCGGACGATCGCCTCGAAATTCTGCCCGCGCACGCCGGCGTCCCAGAAGTGGATCAACTCCGGATCGTTGTCGAATACCTGGGCCACTTCGTGGCCTTCCAGCTCCCACGCAGCGGCTTGACATTCCTTGGTGGCTGTCAACGTGTAGAAATCGTCCGTCTTGTTCGCCATCTCGTCGACGCGGATCGTTGCGTTGCCGCCCATGATCTCCGCTTCCGTGGCGGATCGCATCTGATGGGCACCCATGGCGTAGAGCACGTCGTTTAGGCCGGTGCTCTTTTCAATTTCGAAAATGGCTTCCTTCACAATGGTCCATAATCCCGTATCGAAAGTTGGTTTGTCCAGGAACTTCACCAACTGGTCGATGCCTCGGGCACCGTCCGCCAAGGTTGCGTCGACCTCGATCGTGCGGAATGGCCCCTTCCCGGACACAATCTGCTTTTTGATGTCGCTGGCTGCCGCCTTGAACATTGCGATGTAATCGACGGCCGAACGTGCGATTTTGTCTGCCAGGAATGAAAACGCCCAGTTCACGAAACGTATCAGCCCGATAGCCGGCTTGAAGGGACTGATCGGCCAGATGGACCGGGGGTCTTCCTTGAAGAACAGTTCGCTTACCGGCCAATCGTGTGCCGAGGCGTCATCCGTCCAGAAGGGAATCCCCCACTGGGCGCGCATGAATTGCTCGTCCCGTGATTCCTTGCCCCAGATATCGTCGGGGAGATTCAGCGGAAACGGCACGTCCTTGGCCAGGGCCAGGTAGCAGAAGTCGCCAAACTGCTCGCATTCTTTCTGTACGTCTTTCTGCATCCCGTTGGCGGACTTCAGCCGCTGGCCGAGGCCGTTTTTCGAGAAGATCTCGTAGTAGGTGATCAGATCCCAAGCGTCCGACTTGGAATTCTGCTTCGAGTCGACCTTCGATCCCTCGCTGGACTGGGACCAGCGGCTTTGCATGTGGCCCTTATTCCGCAGGGTGCCTCTCGGGAGATTGAATCTCGCCTCCACAAGGTTCACGGGCTCGGTCCACTCGATGGCAATGAATTGGACATCCTCGGGCCTGGACGCGTCCGGGTCCTTGTGGTATTGCGTCGTGCACAGGTATTCACTGCGGGGGTAGCGGATGTTGCTTCCCCGTGGTGCGTACATCCGCGTGTACATCAGCCCCAGTCCGGTTACGATCGCTTCGGTGATCGCCCTTTGGGCCTGGGCCTTCTTCCCGGATTCAAGCTGTAGCCAGTTGAGATAATGCTGCTTTGTCGAAGCGACCGCCTCCTTGACTGCCTGTCGTTGAGCTTTCTGGTACTTGCGGATCTCGTATTGCTGGGCGGCTTCCGGGTTTTGGGTGTCGATCCCCAGGGCAATCGGGTCGATCTCCGGTAGGTACACCGGACTCACCTCGACCTCCGGGTACTGGTTCAGCATGGACGGCGCGAACAGATCCACCCCGTCGGAAATGCGATTCAGGGTCATCTTGAATTCGGGTAGCGGGATCGCCGCCGCCTCGTCCAGATACCCGTCCGATGCGCGCGCATACTCCTGGTCCCACATGAAGTTGTGGGCCGTGTTGTAGAACTTGTAAATCTCGTCTGCGTACTTGCCCCACCGCTCCAGCTTTTGCTCTCTAGCGGGGCCGTTGATCAATTCCAGCCACTGGTTGCGAATGCCGATCAGTGGATGTGTGTCCAGCAAAGCGTTATTCATGGCCTACCGCCTGTGGTTCTGGCGACTCCGTGAGTTTAATCCTCCGCTTCAACTCTTCGGTACTGAGCTTCGGGATCGCGGGAATGCCAAGTTCCTTGCCTCGTTCGAGAAGTTTTTGGTACTCCGATTTCTCGGCCGGCTTCGACTTCCGCTTGTGATGCGGTTGCTGTCGCGGCTGCTGGCTGTCCAGAGGGGCGGTTGGTACCAGTCGCTGGCGGATCTCATCGCGAAACGCCATTTCATCCTTGTACTTCTGCGTGTAGTCCCACGCCCCGGCTTCCAGATGGGCTCCACCGAGTTTCAGGTTGGGATCGCTGACATGAGGCACTGATTCGGCGGCCGTGAAATCGCCCAGTGGGACGTAAAGCTGTGCAATCGTCTGCCCGCCGTCGAAGTGACGGGACACGAAGGCGATGTCCGCGCGGCTGTTGGGTACGGCCTCCGGATAGTAGAGGACCATTTCGCCCTGCTGGATGCCGGGCATACTGTAAGCGGCCAGCTCGTCTTGGATGTCCAGTTTCGTCAAGCGGCCGTGCCTTTGGGCGAGTAGGACGTGAGGTTCTGCGGTCAACATAATCAAGCTCCTCTTGGGCCAAGGGTTATTCCGGATTCCCGGTTATGGAGTCCACGGTCGTACTTCTCTTGCATTCTCCAGATCTTGTCGGCTTCAAGAAACGCGGCCATCGGGTCAAGCCGTACTTGCCGCGTAGGCGGCCGGACATACGGCATACCGTGCGCGGCCAGCATTTCCGTCGCTTCGCATGTGTGAATCCGCGCGTGCCCCCGCCGGTTGGCTTCGTCCAAAACCACGGTAATGCCGTTGCGCAATTCCGTTTTGCGCTTGAACCCGATCATCTCACGCACGCTGTGTACGCACTTGAACATGACAACCATCAACGTCGGGTAGCCCTGTTCAATGCCCGACTCGCGGATAGTCAACCACGTCCGCAATGCTGTTTCCCTTGCCGGGATGTTGTCACAGCCATTCAGGAACCGGCTGCCCCGCACCTCGCAAGCAATCTCCCGCTTCTCCAGTTCCCGCTCGTACTGCCGCCGGGGAAGGACGCCCGTTCCGATCTGCCGGAGTTGAGCGCCTCGCGCGTCGATAATGAAATCCTGAACCGTCAAATTCTTTGTCTTGGCTGCCAGTTCCACGCCGAATAGCGGTGCCGTGCAACGCCGGATGTACAGTTCGTCAAACTGGATCTTCCAGGTGCCCAGTTGCGTTGGCGGGACGGTGAAAAACGTTACCGCGCCCACGTTGTAGCCGGGGTCGAACGAAAGGTAGTTACACCAATCCAACGGCGGGACATATTCGTTTTGGGCGAGGATACGCAGTGCTTCGGGCACCCGCGGGTTGTCCAGGTCCACAACAGCATCGTTCACCGTCTTCTCGAAGGCCGGGTACATCATCACGCTCTGCAGCGACATGTCCCCTTCCCACCGGCGCTGATACTCTTCCTCGCCCATCGACCTCCAGATCCGCTGGTTTTCCTTGCGGGTCTCCTCGGACAGGTAAATCGTCTCGTCGCCGCTGACTGTAATGGCAACCGTGCGAGGCTTCTTTAGTTCTTCTTCCTCTTCTGCGCGTTCGAGCATGTACCGCATGTCGTCGACCCTTGCATGCGGCAGCGCGGCCCATCGCAGAAAACCGGTTTTCATAAAGCGGCCGGCTCCCGGCGGCTTTGACAAACGGCCGATCAACTCGCTGATCCAGCCGCCCGCTGCCACGTCCTCGTCGATAATGGCCAGATTCAACGAAAAACCCTGGGCGTGCGACGGATCGCCCTGGCTGTTCAAGGCGTACAGCGTCCAGCCGGTCGTGAAGTGGACTTCTTTGAAGATCCTTTGCGCCCGCTTCTCCCAAGCAAACTTGCCGTCGATGAACCGCTTCGGGATCAGCGGAGGGGCAGGGCGCTTCTCGTGTTCCCGGTGGGCGTCCCCTTTCTTGCCGTCGATGGATTTACTCTTGTTCCATGGTCGATACGTGCGGTATTCGTCCGTATCTTCATCCCGGATGATGTCGAATGCGCCCCACTTAAACAGCTTCGGATACAGCACCCGCCCAACATGCGTCTCGCCGTACACCAAGCACGCCGCTACGCCATCCCTGCTCGGGTATTTTTGATACGGGTCCTGGTCCGTCAGCGCCCTAGCCAGCTCTGCCATCGTGGCAATCGTCCCGCCAACCTGGTTTCCCTTGATCATCAGGACTTCTTTGCACGCCGCCCGGTGCAGTCTCTCCTGGTGGGGCATCGGCTCGTATAACTTCAATGCCTCGACACCGCGGTCCTTGCACAGCCGGAAGTGTTCCCGCAGCGCTACCCGCTCGTGACGGGTCAGCTTTTTCGGCAACGGCGGCAAGACGCCGTATTCATACTGCGTCAGATCTTTCGTCATGGGCCTTTTGAATTTTCCTGCTGCGATCCCTACCTACGTACCGCTTCGCCAGTTTGAAAATCTTCTTGTCCATCTCTTCGTCCAGTTCGTCGTCCGACCAGAGTTCGCTGGGCTGGCTGATGGCATCTTTCGCCTCGGCCTTCTCGATCAAAGACACCAGAAGCGTCATGTACCGGAGCCTGGTCGGCGAACCCGGTGGGGCGGCCAGCATTTCCGCCTGCATCCTGGCCATGATTCCCGTGGCACCGCCGAATATCTCGAATCCCTGTTCGGCGATCGCACCCAGGGAAGCCGGCGATATATCACCGTCAGTGGAAATGACCTGCTCCAGGAGTTCCGCCGCCTTCTCGTCAAGCTGCTCTGCGGCCGAAACAAACTCCTTGGCCTTCTCCTGTTTTTTCTCTTCCCTGCGGCACGTCTTGCAGGCGTACCGGAGCCCGTCCGATCTCTGTTTGTCCCTCTGGAAATACTCTGTTGTTGCGGGCTTCACCTCCCCGCAGCGCGAGCACATCTTCGCGACGGTCATCGCTTTCGGCGATTCGTCCGTCCCTTCCGGCGATTCGTCCGTCCCTTCCGGCATTACGCTGCCCCTATGAAAAAAAATCGCCGGGTACAGTGGCCCATACCCGGCGACCCTCACACCCAAACATCGCTCGACGAAGGCCGCCGACGCGTTAGGATTCTTTAGCACCAGGGGACATTCATTTGCACCCAAATGTCGGCGTCCGTTCCGGCGGCCATGGTTTTCGCTTCCAACGCGTAGGCCACGACCAGTACCTGCGAACCGCTGCCGGACGTTTGCGCCGTCGCCAGCCGCCCCGCCGCGTCTCCGGACACTTCCAGCGGATCGCCGATGGAGATGTCGCCGTAGAAATCGCCAGCCGCTTGCGGCGTCTTGGCGATCGCAGGACCCTTGCAGATGCCCCAGAAGCAAGAAGCGTCCGGGCAGCCGGCCGCCAACATCCACGGATCGGCCAGCACAACCGTGTCTTGACCGACGGTTGCGCAAACCGCGTCCACTTCAGTCACCAGGTCGTAGGTCCCGTTCGCGTCGTCGCGAAGCTCGTACATTTGCTTCGGAAGTACCGCGGCCCCGGAGTTGTTCTCCAGTAAGACCGCGAGAATCTTGGCCCCCACGAACCGTTGCTGATAGGCCGTTGTCGGCCTGTAATTGCGGCACTCGAACCAGTTGAACATGCCTTTCATCTCAACGTCCTGGCCGGGCATGGTTTCGCCCAGGCTAGGGAACGTTCCGAGTGAATTTGAGAACGACATAGTCTAAGTCCTCTCGTTATGAACTTTGTTGTTGAAGATGTCCGCCGTTACTCTCGGGCGGCTCTTAGGTTTGACTGTGAGTCGCCACAACCTTCCAGAAGTTGCGGGGGCTCTTGAATCTCAGGTTTCCACCGACTTTGCACACGGCCTCATGCTTTTGCTTCATGAAGTCGTAGCGGGGGCCGAAGG